GGTTTGGATCACAGTGAACTTCAACAAATTTACACACCCGCATCCTTTTTGTTGAATATGGCTAATCTCACTGACAAAGGTAAACCTTTTACCAGTAAATACTTATTTCTCATGTCAAATTCTCCATATGTTAGCACGTCAAATGTGTTAACTGATCCTAGTATTCTTCAACGCCGTAGAGATTTAGTTCTCTCTATGGATTGTCCAGGAATAGGTTTGATCCAACGCACTGGTCAAGCAGTTGCTGACCCAACATTCTACAAGGCTGATTTTTCCCATGCCGTTTTCACTGTTTACAATCCCATGGCGGGACACGGTGGTCTAGAACCAACTAAAACAGAGACTGGTGCTGGTATTACAATGAGGGGGACAGATATTGCTAATTTTCTGTTCCGTTTGGCAAAGGATCGTGAGGCTGAGTTTTCGAATTCGCGCAAAGCTTTTCTGGACAATTTTACGCAGGGGAAGTTTGAAACCAATTTAAAATTTCCTCCTGTTATTTTTGACGGCCATGGTGATGCTTTTGCCAATGCGGTTGGTTTTCGCCCAGCTGGACCACCTAGATATGCAGCTTCAAAGGCAGAAACAAAGGGCAGAGAACTTAGTGAGGTCCAACTCATTAAGGAACAACTAGTCAACAATGCGCGTGGTTTCCACCACCAAGCTAAAGGTCAACGTGGAAAAATCACTTTACTTTTGGGTGTTCCTGGTACTGGCAAGACCTTGTTTGCTAATACATTCGTTAAGGGTGGTGTCGTTATGGACGATATAAGCTTCAATAAAGAACGTTTCGAAGCGGCTCTTTCCGCTGTTTGGGACACATACGATGGCAAAGCTGGCTATCATAAACATATAATCATGACCGCAAACCCAGCGACTCTTATGGCACTTTATGATGCCAATTACACTGATAATCGTGAAAAACTCAACGCCTTTATGCGTCGTTGTGTCGTTTTTGAATTCCATTTTCGTTACAAACTTTATGTAATTCCATTTGGACCAGAAGATGTCGTCGGAATGCGAGCTTCAGGTCGCACATATGACGAGATTGTGCGTGTCAACACCGCAAATAGGATGGAATGTTCAAAAATTGTCTTGGAGCAGCGAATAGCCGATGACACCACTGATGAATTTGAACGGGTGGAGGAGGAGACCGCCATCAAAACTCGAAATTTGCCTGAGAATCCGACACACATCCTTCGTTGTAGTCGCGCTTCTACGTCTTTCAGTGTTGACGAAAAATTGAATTATTGGCAATTGGTCAACATCTTCACAGTTGTCAAGTGTGCTGATAAAATCGTTCTCATGCGCCTTCTTTCGCAAGTCACAGATCTTTTTTCAAAACATGTGGGTGACATAGATACCGGTGTGTTGGAAATCAACAGGAAGAAGTTGGTATGCACTAGTGACCTCCGAGCCATTATTGGTTTCACTGACCGATCAATTTGTTTCATTGCTTCCCAAGGGACGTTAGAAGGCTATGCGTGTAGCGTTGTCGTTGAGGGTGGGGAACAAGTGAAGGAAGCACTAACCTTAGTTGAAGTTCCACCAGTTGATGTTAATCCACTTTTTCATTCAAACAAACTAAAGATTTTCCGGGATTGTTTTGATGGTCTAGCTTTTGTAGCCAAATTTGGATTTGCAGTCTTTCTTACACATAAACATCTCAAACAAACTAGTTCTAATCCGGGAGTGCAACGTGGTCGCTCACGTTTTGAATACAATTGGGGTGAACAGATGGACGAAGACGACCCAACGTACGGTGGGCGCTATAACGGAGATGAAACTGCTCTGGGCTTTGCTGCTCTCCCAAAATCAGCCAGACAAGCATCCCAAAAGACTGAAGTTTACTGTGGCACTCATCATTGTTTTGATATGTGCTTTGCTGTTAAGAATGAGGCCAATTGGCGCAGGCGCTTTGGTAACACTTACCAAACCGAGATGGATGCGAATCCCATTTATAAACAATTCGCAGCAGAAGCAGCTGATGTGAGCAGTACTGGTACAGTGGGACAAATGCGGGCGAGTGTTAAGCATTTGCTCACAAAAGCTACAGCAGAACATGAGGGCGTAACTGATCGGTCTGGTCTCACCATTTGTGAGAAAGTAGTTGAAAATGTTGTTTTTGTCATGTCAGGCACGACTATCGTACAACGTGCCTTGATGTTGCGTGGACATATTGGCGTTACTAACGCCCACAGTTGTGCTGCAGCTGGAACAAAAATTTTCATTTCTGAGGATGGCAATCAGAGTGTGGAGGGGACAATACTTACTGTTAGCAAACACATGGATGTGGCGTACTTTCAAATGCCTCGCAGTGGACGTAAATTTGCAGATATTACACAGCACGTGCCTAGTTTGAACGACAATAAAGATCACTCAAACATGCCAGCTATCCTCAATGTTGTCGAAAAGAAGGGTAACTTGCTCAAAGTCCTCCAAAAAAGTGTTCACTTGCGTGCTGTTATAGATATGCAGCCGGATGGACACAAAATACATGGCATAAGCTACGTGGGTCATGTTGACGGATATAGCTACCCAGGCATGATGACAACATATGGCAATTGTGGTTCGCCTCTTATTCTCATGGATCCTGGTTCTCAATGTAAACTTATTGGCATACATTCGGCAGCTAGTACAACACTGGGACTTTCTGCCCTCTTGTTTAAGGAACACATTCCAACTGAAGTTGTTCTACAAGGTTTGCCGCCAGTTGAAATTGGCGACGATATAGTTTTGCTTGGTCATCAGGCGCTTGATCCAATGCGCATCTGTTTTGAAAATTTTGAAATTGTTGCCCAAGTTGAACATCACCAACATCGTAATTGCGAAACCAAATATTACCGCAGCCCTTTTTATTCAGAAGAGTTTGGACCAACTCATGAACCTGCAGTCCTTGATTGGCATGACACACGTTGTTCTCCCACTGTCAATCCGTACGAGAGCGCAATGATGAAGTGGGCGCGTCCTCAACCGGATCTCGATATTGGTACACTTACTCAGTGTGTAGTTGAAATTGGCCACTACCTTGCTTGTGCAATCCGAGAGCAAGGCTACACCACAAAAGTACTTACGAAAACGGAAGCAATTAATGGCGTTAGCGATTTACCTGGCTCAAATCCTATTTTCAGGCAAACATCTGCGGGTTATCCTTTCAAACATTGGGCCGGTGTCGTTACTAAAGCTAGTTTCTTTGAACAAAGACCTGATGGCCTTCAAGTAATAAAAAACAATGAGTTGGGTAAGCGCCTTCATAACGCCATCGATGCAGTTGTTGATTGCGCACGTCAAGGTAAACGGTCAGCCGTAGTTTTCTGCGGGGCTCTTAAGGATGAGCCTTTGAAAATGTCGAAAATAGTTGATACAGCAACGAGGAGTATTACAGGTTGTCCAATAGATTACACTATTGCCACAAGAATGTACTTCCACACAGCAGTGGCAGCTCTTACGAGCATTTTTACCTACATTCCAATTAAAGTGGGTATAGACCCTCTTAGTTTTGATTGGCAGGATCTTTACTATTATCATGCTGAATACTCACACTGGGGATGGGATGGTGACTTCAGTGGTTTTGACTCGCGTGTGTGGCTCCAGATTATGGAATTGCTCCCACTCATCTATAATAGCATTTTCCGAGAGACTGACCCAAATTGGACTAAAGCTGATGATAACACAAGGTTCCATCTCCATCGCGTACTTCATGGTCCATTGGTCACTGTTTACGACCATGTCATTCAAATGCCTGGCGGCCAAATGACTGGCCAACCCATGACCTCAACCGACAACAGTCTCGTCGTCTTCATGTACTATCTTTACTGTTGGAAGAAGTGTGCTCAATATTCTGACAAACGCAATATGGTAGGCATTAGCGCCTTTATAGACAACGTCCGCCTGTCATGCTATGGTGATGATAACATTGTCACTGTTAAGCAATCAGTCATAAAATGGTTCAACGCTCTCACAGTTGAAACCGTTATGAGAACTGAACTTCATCAAGTAGTGACCACTGCTAATAAGACCAATACTGTTGACATCTGCAGACGCCTTGATCAACTTCAATTTTTGAAACGCACTTTTGCTTTCTATGGCCCCTTTGTCATTGGGGCTCTTGATTTACTTAGCATTGGCAAATGCATGTCGTGGACCACGTGCAGAAAGCGCCATCTTTTTTACATGGAACCCGAGAGGGTGGGCTTTGAACGTGAAATTATTCACGGCGTAGTTGAAGCTCTTTTGCGTGAGAGTGTGGGCCATGGTGCTGCATTTTACCGAAAGATGTCAGCCCATTTACTTGAAATGTGCACCCAGTACTCTATTACAGGTTGTGTTTGGTACGAATATGAGGAACTTTTTCTCACCATGTACTTTGGCTCCGCCTCCTCGAAAGTAGCAAAGCCCGTTGATATCAAAACGATGACCTCTCTAGACGAATTTTTGAATGAGAATGGCAGCGCCAGCAGTACCAGCAGGTGGTGGTCAGGGAACGGGACTGGATCAGACCAACGCAGACGGGTTCGTGATCGATCGATTGACCGACCTAAACATCAATCGAACCGACGAACGCGAAGTTGCGAACAAAGCCGGTCAGAAGAACGAGTTGGACCCATACCTGTATCACAACTGGGTGGGTTTGGCCAACTTGACATGGACCACTTCAATGATCCCAGGGACAGTACTTTACAAAATTCCGATTCACCCAGACTTTGGCCATCCAAACTCGGCCCTGTTAACGTCTCCGTACAATGTGTGGGGGGGAGGACAGGACTTCAAGATAAAAATTGCTGGGACGGGTTTTCATGGCGGTGCACTGATGTTCGTGCGTATCCCACCAAACTTCGACACGACAAAACTGAAGAAGGTAGACGACTTCATGTACTTCGAACACGAGATATTCGACCCCAAACTCTTGGAGTTCGAGTCGCGCACAGTGATGGATCAAAAGAACATAGCCTACCACTACAGGCCCTTCGACGAGAAAAATCCACAGTCATTTGGAGGTTGGCTGTACATAGTGGTGCTGATGCAGTTAATTGCATCGGCAACTGGGAATCACCAAATTGGAGCAAAACTGTTGAACAAATTGTCGGCGGACTTTACCGTTTCGCAAATGATTCCACTATTGCCAACGTTGAACCAACAATCCTACAACGTCTTGCAAAATATCTACTCAGCTCTCGAGCCAGGTACCGACCCCTACACTGGACTACCAGTAAATTATTTGCAAATCAATGGGGACCAGACCAGCACCACGGACGTGTTTGGCGCACGCAAATTGAATACCGAGCTAATCTTTCCCGAGTGGGGGCCTGCACGCTTGTGGTCTGGCACACAGATCGCTTCGACAGGGATAGCAGGTGCCCCTGCCGATCTGCGGTGGGCACAATGCGAAGAAACGCGACAAGTCTGGGACCCGCTCGTGTACACATTTATCCCTCTGACCTTTGCAGCAACAGACGCATATGGAGTAGGACTGCGAGCGCTGGACCAGAACCCCTTCGCAGACACCGATGGAATGGGGGTGAATATGATCACCGGAGTGACCAGCGAGGGCACTGTGACTGCGTCACAATGTGTTCTTTGGGGAGCACAGATAGCGCCAGTCAAACACGTGGCCGAGACCGCAGACCAAACCGAAGTGCCGCCGCTGGGTCCAACAACCAGCGGGCAGGA